TATGTGGTAATAAAGTCTTCCGTCGATGTAAAATCGACGGAAGATTTCGAAGCCTTTTCTTTCAAAATCAAGGAGATACAGGACTTCAGTGAAGCAGTCCTGCATCCTATCCTTGATAGATTGTGGTACATCCACTTTATCTAAATTGAGTTTCACTACTTGATTTCTGGCGTCTTCCGTAATAACTTCGTTGACGACATCATCTACAGCCATGTCTACTTCTGCGTGAAGAGACATCTCTCTATATTTTCGGATCATATCTATTTCGCTACGGAGAGTTCCGTCAAGATCGACATAATAACCCTGTAAACCGCCCCCCTCTATAACAGTCGCACCATCCTCAGCGGATGGTGGGACTATCGAGAATACTTCTTCGTCGGGTTCTTTACGACCAAAAGTAAATCCGAAAATATTGAAAGCCATAATGTATTAACCTTTCGGGTTAAAGTTCGATTATCTCTTACCGCCAAGATTGAGTTGAGCGCCTGGGCCTTGCTTGACTTGGAAGTAGGTGTAGCCGAATGTAACTTGGAATTCGGATACAGTGTCGTTCTGGTCATATGCAAGTTCGATTGCTGCAACATCCTTTGGATAGCAGGCGATGAGTTCATACTTCTGAACCATCTGTCCCTTTCTATTTAGTTGCTCTACAGTAGCGGTGCAACCTGTAACATGGCCCCAGAATGGAGCGGATGTTTCGACTGTAGATGCACCTGTTATATCGCCGACCATGTTGTTGACGATGCCGTTGTAGTAGCGATTCCACTTCTCGAATTCGTTACGGATTGTGTAATCTTCCGTGTTGATGACTGTTACTGACCAGTCTTCGAAGGTTCTGTCGCCAGGAACCTTGATCTGACGACCGAGGTATGGGACGGTGATTTCGCCAAGGGTAGAGCCTGGGACGCTTGTTGCCTTTGCGTAGAAGGTCAATCTGTTGTTGAACTTGATTACGCCCGACTTGTCTGTTACTGTAACTCTGAACAGTGTTGGTCTTGAACCACCGTCAAAGTCTTGAATAAATCTGTCAATTCCTAAGTATGCCATTTAAATACTCCTGTTTTCTATTTTTGGTGATTTGTTCTAAGAATTTATACGGTCGTTCAGTTTGCTGTGCCGGTAAGTTCGGCGAAGGCAAGTCCTGTTGGTGTAGCAACAAAGTTCAACTGGATGAAGTTGATGGATTTTGTTGGCTTGATGAAAATATCACCAACGAAGCCGTTCGAGTCAATCACATATGGAGTGTTGTTGCTCTCGTCGCATACAACGCGGTAATCTGTAATACCACGACGACCGGCAACTTCTCTGAGGAATGGATTGACAAGTTGTTCGAACTGGTTTCTTGTGAACTCGTCGTTGAACTCGAAGAGGATGAATCTGGAAGCAGTTGAGATTGCCTTCTCAAGAACGATGAACAGACGACGAACATTAATGCGGTCGAATGCAGATGGTCTGTTGAGGAGGGTCTTGTCACCGAAGAGAATTGCGCCTTCACCTGGGAAGGTGACAACTGGGTTGACTTGCTTCTTGTAGAGTTCGTCGCGGTCTGTCTTGCCTGGATTGTAGGCGAGACGAACAACATTCTTGATGCGACCTCTATCGTAACCTGCTGGAGAGAACCAAGGGTCTTGGTTGGTGTCGGTTCTTACGCAGCAACCGGCGATGTCTCCGTTGAGTGGAACATAGATGTAGCGGTCGTTGTAACTGTCGTATTGCAGTTTGTAACCAGAGTCCATAAATCCGTAGGAAGAGGACAGGTTAAGTGCATCTCTATAGTCAAGGCACTCTGAAAGACCTTGAGAAGCGATTGTGCTGTACGAACCGTTGTTGTTTGGTGAAACGAAAGCAACACAGTCCTTGCGGGTTTCTGCAACACCGATGACGGTATTGGCGTGAGCAGCACTCATAGGTCCTGTGATCAGGAGGCTGACATCAATATTCTGTCCACTGAGGAAGAAATCTTCGAATGCTGTTGCACAGTCACCTTCTACTGTTCCTGTGAGAGCAGAGATGTCTGTTGCTACACCACCAGAGAGTGAAGAGGATGCGAAGGAATTTGTAATTACCTTGAACTTGGTTGTTTCGTTGATCGAAAGGACAGTTCCCCAGTTCTTGGTTCCTGCACCAGCACTGCTTGCCCAACCAGCGAGAGCGGATGGAACAGACAACCATCTGATGTATTGAGAGTTGGTGTTGATTGCATCAACATAGTAGTTGGATTGACCGTCTGCGTTTTGAGCGTTGGAAGCCTTCGAAAGGAAGGAGAACTTCTCAAGAACGGTTCCTGCTACACCAGAGATCAAACCACCCGCGTCGATGACGAGGACATGGATCTCATCCTTAGCGTTGGTGCATCCGATGCTCTGTGCCCATACAGATGTGCCTGGAATATCGTCAAAGTTCTTGAGATAATCTGCATATTCTGCCTCGCTGGCAACCGTATCGGTTGGATCGGTGTGGACATTATAGTCCAGAGTTACTACCTTGATGCTGTTTCCGAGGGCGCCGCGGTAGCGAGCACACCAAGGACCGTTTGCAGATCTGCTTGCGGCATAATCCGAATATGTCTTATCGTTGTAGATGTCGGCAATACCAGTTCCACTGGAACTGGCGGTCAAATCGCCAGTAACATCTACTCTTACGATGTTGAGGTTACTTCCGTAGTCGAGGAAGTTGGATGCTGTGAACCAGTAGCGAGCATAAGATGCATCGCGGTCTGGTTGACCGAATGTTGCGAGAAGTTCTCTCTTATCTGAAATTAGGGTTGTTTCTTCAACTGGACCCCATGTGAAGGCTCCGACGAAAGCGGCAGGGGTCGTAGCGACCGCTGGCACGATTAGTGTCAGATCTTTTTCTGTTACTGAAACGCCTGGACTGATTTGGAATGCCATTGTTTGTTCTCCTTTGATACTTTACTTAATCACTATGAGATGGATTACTAGTTTTATGTATATTTTCGTGTTTTTCTATACAAACTAATTTCCATACCATGTGGTCCCTTGATTGTCCACTTCAGAAGAAGTGTCA